TTAATAAACTCGCAGCGATATATTTACCTGCAAATTCACCTGCATAACTACTTGCTGTAATTGTTGGATTTGGCATTTTTCTTAATTTTAATTATTGGTTAATTTTTTCATTACTCTATCTAAAGCACTTTCCTTTTTATTTTTTCCAAAACGCACTTTAAATTCTTGTTTAGCTTCAGGATTGTGAGAGATTGGCTCTGTCGCAGGAGTTTCGCTTAACTCTTGTTTTACTTGCTCTTCAACTTGTGCCATTTCTTCTTTTTTGTCCTTTAACTCTTTAATCATACCTTTGATTTCCTCAACGGCAGATTCAAATTCTTCTTTAGAAACATACATGTCTTCTTCCTCTTCTTCAGCTAATTCTTCTGAAGCATCAGTTTTATCTTCTTCTTCAACTGTTGGTTCTTCAGTTTTCTCTGCTTTGATTTCACCGATTATACCTTCTTCTGAAATAATTAGCATTTTACCGTCTTCCATTTGATATTCGCCGACTGGTACTGCTACTCTTTCATCATCAGATACAATAAAGATTTCGTTTCCTGCTTCAAAAGCTTCTGCTTCTAAAACTGTTCCATTTTCAAGTTTAGCTTGTGCTAACTCTACTTGGACTTGCTCGGTAGTTTCTTCTAATTGAGTT